AATAGTCCTTGACTCAAAGAAGGGGGTGGCGTAAGCTGCCCCCTTCTTATTATGTCTAAATACATTCAACTAACCAAAGGACTGTCGGTATTGGTAGATGATGCCGATTACGAAAAATTCGGACACCTAAACTGGAAAAGTGCAAGAAGCGGCAAAAAATATTATGCCGTTTTAAATTATCAAATCGGCGGAAAATTCAAGCGACTGACGCTTCATCGCGAAATAATGAACCCTCCAGAGGGAATGTTTGTGGATCATATTAATGGCAATCCCCTAGATTGCCGAAAAGAAAACATGAGGCTTGTTACTGGCTCACAAAACGCAATGAACCGAAGGCTGAGAAGTGACAACAAGCTTGGTGTTGTCGGTATCTCTAAAACCAAATCTGGAAAATATTTGGCCTATTGTTCTGTCGGTGGGAAAATAAAGAGATTGGGATTGTTTGTTACACTTGAGGAAGCAAGGGCCACTAGAGAGGCGGCAGAGGTTGAGCATTACGGAGAATACGCCAGATCAAAAGACTTACTTATTGAGGACATTGTAGAGGCAAAACCAGAAGAAAGGCCGAGTCAGCTTTATAGAAAAAGAAGCACAAATTCAAGTGGGAGAACTGGTGTATCATATTTTAAGCCAGCTAAATCTTGGAGGGCAAGAATTAGGTTGCAATCCAAGGAAAAGACGATAGGATACTTCAAGACATTTGAGGAGGCTTGTGCAGCCCGCGAGAAAGCAGAACGCACTTACTTCCCGCAATACTTTCAGAAAGCATAATATTATGAGCAAGATCAAAATCCCAGACGGGTTCCAAATCCCCGAAGAAATCGAAGAAGGCCAGACCTTTGAAGAACTTACAACCTATCGTGTTGAAGGCGAATACCTTGTCCCGACCATGCTTGCTGGCGTTGAGATCGCCGCCGAAGAGGCCGAAGACGAAGAGGTCGACACCATGGAAGAGGAAGCTACTGCCGAGATGGAAGAAGCACCCATGCGGGGCCTTGGAGCCCGTGTCATGGGGATGGCTTAACGTCAGGAGGGCCATAGACTATGGCTCTTCCTACGCTAGACGCTACGTTTGCCTCGTCAGCAGATCTGCCACGCAAGCAGATGCTGGCGAAGTGGCTTGTTGAGGAATTGGGTTCGGGATCCATCGCGGACTACTACGATCTTCCAGAACGCTATCTCTGGGCCAAGATTTCCGTAGCTGCTGGAGGCCCGTTAGAAGAGGCGGCATATATCTCCCTCCCCAAGAACTACGCTTGGAGTGATATTTACAATGCTGTTGCGGGGTCGAGCGGCAACCATACCGACTGGAGCGAGAATGTGGCTCTGGGTCATATCGCAGCAGCCTATCGCGGGGATACAGGCAATCCCGAAAACCTAGCCACCTATATCGACTGGCCTTGGCGTTACAAGGTTGCTTCTATTATTCTAGCACTATAAGGAAACATTCTAGCACTATGAGTATCGAACAAATAGAAAGACGCAGGGGACTGGAGCGCGGAGTCAAGTTGACCATGAGCGAGCTAATTGCGGGGATAGCCTTGATGGTTACGGCATTTTCGGCCCTCAATGGATGGATCATCCTCCCAGAACAAATGAGAGTTGTGCAAGCCAATGATGCCAAGCAGGATGCGAGGATTGAGCTTATTCAAGAAGAAGCCCATGAACGCGCCGAGACCTTGGCTCGTATTGATGAGCGCACAAAAAGAATCGAAGAATACTTGAAATCCAAGGGACTCTAGTCTAGTTTTAAATCCATGAAATCATTCTTTGCCACCATCCTTGGTATTCCCGCTAAAATCTGGGCCTTCTATGGCCCCATCCTCCGCGATCTTTTTGTGGATGCCGCCGCGTCCCTCCTTCCCCTTGCGCTGGACATCGTCCGCGAGTTGGCCGACACCAGCAAGTCTGGGAGCCAAAAGCGCGAAGCAGCAGTAAAGAAGCTTACCAGTGCCGCCCTTCGCAACGGAATCGATGCCTCGGAATCCTTGATCCGCTTTACTATTGAGTCGGCGGTTCAGCGCGTGAGGCTTGAGGATTAAAATGAAAGATAAACTTCTCGCATTTCTTGTCTCCAAAGCGGGGGGCATCATCTCTCCTCTTATTGCCATGGGGATTGCTGCCGTTGTTTCCAAGCTGGCTATGATTGACCCCAAGCTGGCTGAATCCGTTGATCAGGTTAGTCTTACGGGATTTATCGTGGCCCTCATTCTTTCGATCATCAACTACGTCACCAACGAAGTAAACGTCAAGGGAGTCAAGAAGATCCAAGCCTTGGTCAATACAGATGTGGATGGCGTTGCTGGCCCCGTGACCTACACTGAGGTTCGTCGGGCTATTGAGGTTCCCAAGGCCATGAAAGCCCGCAAACCAGCTTGTAGCCGCAAGAAACGTCTCTAGTGAAACCCCTTTCCCATGAAGTACTCAAAGCAATCCTCGTCCCGACCCCGCCCCAAGAAGATCGCAGAAATTTCCTTGTCCGTCTATTCGGTTCCCTCCGCTTCTTCGCCAAAGTCAACAAGCGGGGCAATGCTGGAAAGACAGCCATCACCATCGGAGTCAGAGGTGGAGCGGATTTCTAGGAACTGGGATATTGGAAAAAGAGTTTGCAGATGGTAAGATTTTTGGGTGAGATCAACCCATGTGGAAGTTAACCCTGAGACTACTTGGACTCGGATCAAAGGATGGCCGAGCGCCGTCCTTGCCGAACTTGCTATCCGCATCCACGATGAAATCCGCAGTAGAACTGCCCGTCAAAAGGAAGACTTCATTGGAAAAGCTGGCCGATATAGCTCTCTCCCAAGTTGGGGTAAAAGAAGTCGGCGGTAACAACAACGGCCCCCAAATCAGAAAGTATCAAGCTTCCACCAATCTAAAGCCAGCATCTTGGCCGTGGTGTGCAGCCTTCACAGGATGGGTGGTTCAGCAGTGGCTCAAAGACCCCGAAGCCATTCAATGGCTCGGACTCAAGGTAATGACCACAGAGCAATGGAGGCCGAAGACAGCAGCGGCGTTTGGTTACATTTCATGGGCCAAGAAGTGCCCAGCAACCACCAAGGTATTGACCAACAAGTCCAAGCCGCAGGTTGGGGACTTTGCTGTATTTGACTTCTCCCATATCGGGATTGTGGTCAAGGTATTGCCCGATGGAAAGTTCCAATGTGTGGAGGGAAATACCAATGGCAAGGGAGCCCGCGACTCCGCCTCTGGTGACGGGGTGTGGCTCAAGACTCGGTCTGCGTCTCTAGTCCGCAACTTTGTGCGAATCCATCCATCAACAGTCAAATGAGCAAGGATAAGAAAAAGAAGAAGGTCTACAAAAAGCCCGAAACCAAAACCTGTTTCTACTGCGGATCAGAAAAGATTGAACGCCTTTCCATGGGGGGGGTCAATGTCATCCGATGCAAGAACTGCGGAGAAACCCAAGACTAGGATGGCTGTCCACGACCAGAGGCTCCAGAAGGTGTTGGACAAGCTATGCGGTGAACTTGTTGAATACTTTGATTCGGGTTTTGTGGTGGCTACTTTCCAAGACGGCGGGAAGACAAAGAACGCCTTCCTTAAATTCGGCAATGACTATGCCATTGAGGGTATTGTCTCCAATATCCACGACATCCTCTACGGACAGGATGAGGACGAAGACGATGATGATGATTTGGATGATGGGGATCTGAAGAAAGTCCTTAAAGACAAATAACTTATATATGCCAAAATCCACACTGAGCTTCGACCTTCCCGAAGAGCAGGTCGAATGCGACATGGCCCACAAAGCAGGGGATATGTATTCCATACTGTGCGGGATGGAAGAACGCTTCTGATCCCACGTTAAATACGGGTCTGATCCCGAATGGCACACCGAGACTGTAGAGTCCATCCGCGAATTTCTTTTGAACGAAATGGCGGATCGTGGCGTCAACTTCAACTAACCTTTTATGAAAAAAATAGCAGTCCTCTCGGACTTCCACTGCGGCCACAGGGTCGGATTAACCCCAACGGGCTGGTTGCCCGAAAAAGACGAGAACGGAGAAATACCTCTCTGGGCTCAAATCAACAAGGCCCACTGGACTTGGTATGCCCGCGAGATTGCGCGTAATGGCCCCTACGACATTGTTTTCGTCAATGGGGATCTGGTGGACGGCAAAGGCAAGAAAAGTGGCGCTACGGAGCTTTTAGCCCCAGATATGGAGGATCAAGCCGATATGGCAGTAAAGATCATCCGCATGGTGCCAAAGACCAAGAATTGCAAGATAGTTATCACACGCGGAACCCCCTACCATGTAAGCTCCTCAGACGGAGAAGACTGGGAAAACGTCATTGCCGAAAGGGTCGGAGCCACCGTAACCGACCATGGGTGGATAGACGTTGAGGGGGTGGTCTTTGACCTCAAGCACCACCCAGCAGGAAGCGGGAGCCTGCCCCATACTCGCCATACAGCAGTGGCCAAGGACAGGCTGTGGAATGTGCTATTAGCCGAAGACGGCGAACAACACAAGGCCAACGTAATCCTAAGATCCCATGTCCACTACCACAACTTCTGTGGAGGCCACGACTGGATTGCCATGACCACCCCTGCACTTCAGGGGGCGGGTAGCAAGTTCGGAGCCCGCCGTTGTGTCGGCAAGGTGGATTTTGGATTCCTCACATTTACCGTAGACAAAGGATCATTCTCATGGAAACAACACATAGCAAAACTAGTAGAGCAAAAAAGCCCCCTTCTAAAATTGTAGTCGAATCTTGGGATAGTATCTGGGCATCCTTTGGGGCCGACCACAAAAAAACCACCATTGAGGCCATGAACGCCGAAGGATGGAAGACTATAGAGCAAACATCAAAAGATGTGGGTCTATCCAGACAGCGCCTTAATCAAATGGCCATTGATGGGATATTGGAGCGCATCAAGCGAAAGATTTGTGATGAAGGGGTAACCAGAGAGATCAACTTTGTCAGGCCGCGCAAATTGATATGATTTTTTTATTCCATTGGCGGCAATTGAGAAAATTCTTCATCTTTTTGTAAAAGCTGTCCAGTAATCGCAAGTTGTCTGGGT